TCAATGCCCTGCCAGGTATAAACACCCATCTCGACTGCGGAAAGCAAAAAGCACTTTCTCGAAAGGCCGTTTGAGCCGGAGGAAACATTGGCCGAGCTGTAATCCGCCTGCTTCACGTAGGGCAGATGCACGGTCATCAGGCGGTTTGCTACACTGGGCGTGATATTTCCGCCCGGGTAGTTGACACACCAGTTGTCCAGTGCCCACCCTTCGTAACCGTAGATGTAGTTACTGCTATCGATCGCTGTTGAGCCTGCAATGTTTGTTCGCCAGAGCCATGCGCCGTTGGCCGTGCTGTCGTACAAACCGCCGCCCGGAACGCCCTTGTGGACCAGCGTATACCAGTAGGTATTCTTGCCGCTTGGGTCGCTGATGCCAAATTCAGTCCCCAGTGCAAAGGAGCTGATGGGATTGCCGCCGTCATAGAACTTCTTGGCTACGCCGTCCACGCCGATATAACCCTTGTGTACCTGCCTTGCGGTACCGCCCACGCCGGTGTAGATCTTGGAGACCGATTTGGCACTTCCGCCGATTCCGGTATAAATCGCCATGTTCTCGCCTCCTTAAGCGTACACCAGCAGGATAGAGCCGGTTGCAAGGCTGCTTCCCGCACCGGGGTCACTGGTTTGGGATGTAATGGTGTTGGTGTTCAGTTTGTTCCAACTGCCCCAAGAAGTAGATGCACCGTTTCTAACGTAGATTCCGCTATTTGTGAATGCAATTTCATGAGCATTGCCGCCAGATTGGTCACCCCATCCGCGAAGCCCAAGCAGATACGCATAGCCTCCGCCAATGTTTAAGCCGATTGCCTGGCTTTGCTTAAGCCCTCTGAATGCGATTCCTCCGTGGGGCGAATTCGGGAAATTATTATAGTTGTCCGGCGTTGTTGCAGTAGATCGATTATCCCCCTCATCTGCGAGATAATAATGTCCATGCCCGCTCGGTGGATAACTGCTCGGCTTTCCCGCTACATTGCCCCAGTTCGTAGGGTACACACTCGGCTTCCCGCTCACGCTGTCCCACGTAGAGGGAAACGTCTCCGGTTTATCCGTCACGGAATTCCAGTCCGTCTTGATGCTCTTGAACTTGTCGCCCACAGCCTTTGCATCTGCGGGTGCGCCGTCAATGGTCAGGGTCTTGTCGGTGTTCACCACCTTCTTGGCCGCTTCCACCAGTTGGCGGGCTTCGTCCTCGCTGGCCTTGGCGTTTCCTTCGCTGGTCTTCGCATTTTTCTCACTTGCCGCCGCCTTCCCTGCGCTTGCTTCAGCCTCCTTGGCCTTGGCAGTGCAGGTGGCTACGCTGGTTCCCATGCTGTCAGCGCTGGCTTTCGCGTTGACTTCACTGGTCTTGGCGTTGGCAGCACTGGTGGCAGCTTCCGTTTCGCTGCTCTTGGCGTTGGTCTCGCTGGTCTTCGCGTTGGTCTCCGAGGTCTTCGCCGCATTCTCGCTGGCTTTCGCATTCGTCTCGGATGCCTTTGCGTTGCCCGCACTGGCCTTGGCTGCATCCTCACTGGCTTTGGCGTTGGTTTCGCTGGTCTTTGCCGCACTGGCCGAACCTGCCGCCGCAGAAGCCGAACTTGCCGCAGCGTTCTGGCTTGCCCTGGCCGCATTCTCGCTGGCCTTCGCGTTGGTCTCGCTCACCTTGGCAGCATCCTGGCTTGCCTTTGCCGCATCCCGTGCCGCCTCGGCCTGACGGAGCAGCTCTTTGATGTTGGTGATGCTCTGATTCACAAAGTCCCGGGTCCACTCCATTGAGCTGGCGATGTATTCACGGACTTCCCGGCCGTAGATCGCCTTCCGGATGCCCGTAATGATCGCATCAAAATCCATTGATATTCTAAACCTCCTCCATTTTGAGCCCTTACGAACTGCTCAGGTTGCCCAGCAGCTGGTTCAGGAAACTGATGATCGCCTGTGCGATCGTCCATACGCTGTCCATGGCCTGCTTCTGCACCTGCTGTTTGGTCAGCTTCTCGGGGGTCAGACCAAAGGTGAACTGCTTCTCGTTGGGCGCGTCCAGCGGCAGCTTCAGCTTGGTGCACACCAGCCACTTGTCGATCTCGTGGGGGCTGGAGATGATGTGGGTCTTGATCAGAAATCCCAGTCGGTCGTTGCTTTCCCCGCTGTCCACCCGGTCGTAAGCGGTCAGGGTCATCACAGGCTCGATGTTCTGCTTGTACCCCTTCAGCTCGGTATGTGCTTCTTTGCGCAGGTTGTCGTTGTTCGTGTTACCGTCGATCTGGATGCACTTCTCGATGATGCCGTACTTTGCTTCTGCCGCCTCGTCCCGCACCGTTTCCGAGATCGCGCTCACGGTGGTCGTTTTGAAGATCCACCATCCGCTGGTGGTCGTCTGGGTGCCGTATGCAGTCACACGGGTCACCACGTCGCTGGACATCTGCTCCACATAGCTGAAATCCAGCAGGTTCACGCCATATTCAATGGTCTGTGTCGTGGTGGCATCTGTGTCCACAAGGTAATCGATGTACACCCGCCATACCGCAGTGCCGTTGTCTGCCCGCACGATCCGTGTCCGCAGGTATCCGTCATACTCTTCCAGCAAAAAGGTGTTCAGCAGGCTCCACTGGCTCTCGAACAGGGTTCCCTTGCTGGAGGTGTCGATGGTGCGCCCGGGCTGGATGTTCACCTTTCCGATGCCAAAGGTTCCATAAGGTCCCTGATAGTAGTCCTTCAGGGCCTGCGTTGCAAGGTAGAAGATGCTGTTGGAGGGCACGCTCGACCACTGCTCCAGCTGATTGTCAGTGGTCAGATAGTAGGTTCCGCCGTTCACCTTCGGCACAAATCGCTGGAGATATCCCAGCACGCCCTCGGCATACAGCTTGTAACTCAGGTCAAACAGCTTTTCCGTCTCGGTCACATAACCCAGCCAGATCGGTTTGCCGTCCTCTTCCACCACCAGCCACGTTTTCTCGTACTTCAGGGTGGTGTACACAGGGTTCTTGTAACTGCCGAATGCCGTGTTGATCTGGTATGGAATGGTCGCCTCAAAGCTGCCGAACTCGTTTTTGGCCAGGTTCAGCACCGGGTCTTCGAGGAATCGGTTGGAGACGCTTCCCTCTATCGTGTCGCCCTGGGAATCAAAGATGCACTCCCGGGTGTCCCACTGGAAGCCCAGAGCGCTCGTGCCGTTAAAGGTCTCCGTTTTCTTTGAGATGGTTCCCGCATAAACTCGATATCCGATGGTTTTCCCTCCTCTCTGCATCCATTTTGAAATTAACTCACAAACTTTCCCGTACTGTTATTTTCCTCTGTCACAAAACGTCATCTTCCTGCCAAGGGCTCCCCTACTAGGGGAGCTGGCGAGCGGAGCGAGACTGAAAGGTTTAATCCGTTCTCCAAGCGCAGCTGACTGAGAGATTCATCTGTCATAAGTACGCTGGCTGGTAATACAGGTTGAGCGTTCCCGCACCGGTCGTGGTGCTCGCCCGCACTTCGTACACGTCATATCGCAGATCGTTGTCGATCAGGCCGATGTCCACCTTTCCCATGCCCTCGTCCATCATTGGGCAGTACGAGGCCTCCTCTGCCGGAAGTCCCAGCTCTTTTGCCTTTTCGTAGGGGTAGGTCTGGCTCTTTGCCAGTGTAACCCCCACATAACCGCCACCGGTCCATTTTGCTTGCAGCAGGCTCGGTTTTTCGCTGGGCGGCATCCGGAAGGTCTTGCTCTGGAGTGCCTTGATGGGGATGTCCTTGCAGTAGGGCACGGCCAGATCGGTCTCAAACCCAAAGGTATCCCACACCCAGTCCTCCTGAATGTTGTCGTACAGGAACTTGAACGGGTAAAGGCTGTAGGCAAAGGTCACGACGCTGTGTCCGTTCTTCTGCTTGATGCCCCCGTTCACCCAGACGCGCCCCAGATAAAAGAACGCCGGGTCATCCTCCAGCCGCACTCTGGTCTGTGCCGGGATCGAGTTGCTCTTTGCCAGCGCTCTGGAAAGATACTCCAGCGCTCCGGTTCCTACAGGG